TTACTTCCAACCACAAGCTTTTTGAAGCGGTTTCATTGCATCTGAAAGGCCCTTCAGATCGAAGGTTGCACTCACAGGGGCTTCATTGTATGGGGTGATTCTGGTGAACATTTTGTCTGCTTTGGCTAGAGATTTAATGAAATCAATGTCACTACCCTTGTAAAAAACCGCTTTGGTATCAGTTGAGATAGACCATTCTTTTTCAACTGCTTTCTGCTTATCCAGGCGGTAGAGCATGCTCGTTTGCTCAAGGCCCAGGTACACATCCCAGTTAATGAATACCTCCGTTTTCTTTTCGCGGCAGGCTACATACATTGTTGGAATCACACTTTCTCCAAAAGGTGTTCGAATGTAATCATTACTGTTAAGTGAGAGGATTATGTTTTTTGAGTCGTCTACCGGCGAGGTGCTAATTGATGTTTGCCACTTGCCAGGGTTAGAAACAGAATTTTCTACAGCTTCAGTTTCTGCGGATGTAGTTTGCGGGAATAACTTGTCGAAACATGCCAGCCTTTTAGTGCCATTAATTTCACTTTGGCACTCTAACAACTTAGCTCGGTCAGGTTGCTGATAATCAGTTTTTGCTGACGTGTTTATCGTGCTTGTTGCAGCTTTAAACGTTGGTGAGAAGAAGCGATCGTAACAAGATAGTCGTTTATCGTTTTCTTTCTCCTCAGGGCATTGATCTCTACTCTCGAATTTATCAGCATTTTGTGTTCGTGATGGCGGTATTGATTTGTCGTAACAAGAAAGTCGTTCAGCATTATTTTCCATAGCCCGACATTCAAGGACTGCATTGAAGTTTTTATGTTCACTTCCTGCGTATACAGACGCTGCATTGAGTGCCATAAATGATGCTATTGCATTTAAAAACAGCTTTTTCATTTAATTATCCCTTTGGTCTTGTGAGGAATACAAGGATACCGATGATTATGTCGCCTATAACCCAGACACTAGCGATTGCCATTAAACCTAGACCGGTACCAATTGCAGCCCCAGCTCTTTCTGCATCGGAAGTTGCGTGATTTATTACTTCACCACTACCACCTAATCCTGCGAAGAGGCAGTAGATCATAAATAAGTTGAACAGTATAAAAGCCCACTTGATGACTTTTCCAAAAAGTGAACGCCGTGGCTTTTTAAGTTGCTTCCCACATGACGGGCAGCGTAATGCTGTATCACTTACATCCTTAAGACACTCTGGACAGCTAACCAATGCCATAAACAAATCTCCTTAAATGAAAATCTTATCTTTTTGTTACAAATCATTGGGATTTTATCGGATTTGGACGCATTGACAAGTGAAAAGCCCCGTTACACAAACGGGGCTTTTGTTTAAATAATCAGGCTAAGTTGATTATTTCCATAGTGCGAGGCGGGAAAGGCATCGCGGGGGATGAAGTCTGGCGGTAACGGCGCAGTACCTGCACGCTTTGTTACCTCCCTTTCTACGCTGTTAAGCGTGGTGAATGACCGGCTACATTCCATATTCTGACACTGGTGATATTGCCGGATTGTCATATCGGTTATTTTACGGCTGGTACGGGTGCGGGCCATAGCGCCGCAAAATGGACATCTGAACATAATGATGGCTCCCCTGTGGGAGTTGAACTCCATTTCATTTTATTCAGTTTCCGCTATCCAGTCAGGTATTTTTGCTTCCAGCTCCAGCCGGGTGGTAAAACCGCTGTCGTCTATGACGTGCTCAGCACGCGCAATAATCCAGTCCTGATTGTCTATTTCATCCTTAAAACCGCTAACCGTAACGTGCATTTCCGGGTAAAGCTCAGCGCGGCCACGCGCCAGGGTGATCGAAAACTCTGCTGCGCCACGCTGAAGCTGTTGCCACTTTGCCGCCGCCGCACGTTTCGCCGCCTCTTCATTCTGGTAAGTTTTGCGCAGCACATAGACGTTACCGTCTGCGCCCTCCATGTAATCACCCTCACGGCTGCTGCTCTTCTCTTTTTTTGGCTTTGCAGGTTTACGCCGCTTAACGCTGACCTTTTTCTTTTTGCCAAAATTGAGATCCAACCAGTAAGCCCGAACGCCGGTATACGCATCCCGATCGGCAATACGGAAGCGGTGCCGATCGCCACTCGTGCGGTCAATGCTGGCAGAGGGTAATGCCTTTCCGTCAGCGGTTACACCACCACCAGGCAGGATAAACAGAAGACTGCCGTTCTTGACGGTAGCAATTGCGCCCAGCATTTCCGCCATGCGGGTAAGGAATGACATATCGCTTTCCTGCGTCTGGTCAGCGTGATCAATCTCAATATCCATGAGCATTTCACTGATCTGCGCTTTCAGACCGTAGCGGTGCGCAATGGCCGACACAACGCGCTCAACGGTCACGTCATGCCATGAGACTTCGCGCTTTACGTTGAACTCTTCACGAAAATCAGCGCTGCGGGCAGTAATACCAATGATATCACCCGGCCCTTCATGGGATATCTCATCAACCGTGTACAGTCCCTTGTAAATCAGCGGCTCACCCAGCCAGCCAATTGATACCGCAAGCTCAGCGCCACGCGGGGGTAGAGCAACCATACCGTCACTATCATCAACAGAAATGGAAAGCTGATCGGCATCAAAACCCCGATTGTCCGTCAGTGACAACGACATGATCCGCTCGTCAAGCTGCGTCCGTACCTTGCCGCCCATCGTTATGCTGAATCCCGGACTTTTTACCGCCTCGGTCAGTGAATCGTTATAACTGCTTACGGCGTCGTTAAGTGATTTTGTCAGGTCTGTAAGTGCCATGCTTTCCCCCTTCTTTCGGCGAAGGATCCCACGCGCGCGGGAGAGGCCAAATTGGTTTTTGTTGTCGCCGTCCGGCCAGACCCGCAATAGCGTGAGTGACATTCAGACATGAGGGATTATCACTGCGAACTCAATAACGTAATGGTGGTTAACATGTCCGAGACACGTTTCCACGGTGTACGCGTCCGGGAGAATACCGACCTGGTGACGGCCATCAATGACATTGAATCAAGTGTCATTGGGGTCGTTGCCGTGGCGGATGATGCCGACGCGGAAACCTTTCCCCTGAATACCCCCGTGTTACTGACGCGGGTTAACAATGTGCTGGGTAAGGCGGGTAAAACCGGCTCCCTGTACAAAACGCTTAAAGCCATCGCTGACCAGACCAGCCCGAAGGTCATCGTTGTGCGCGTGGCAGCAGCCACGGAAGAGGAAGGCGGTAAAACGCAGTCGCAGCTCATCATGGGTGGCACGGCAGAAGACGGTAGCTATACCGGCATGTACGCTTTTCTGACGGCTGAACAGAAGGTGGGCTATCGTCCGCGCATTCTGGCCGCACCAGACTACGACACGGAAGAAGTGACCTCCGCGCTGTGTGGCATTGCACAGAACCTGCGCGCGTTCGTTTATGCCAGTTGCTACGGCTGCACGACGATGGCAGAAGCTATCGCCTACCGCGCAACCTTCGCCTATCGTGAGCTAATGCTTATCTGGCCTGACTTCATCGCATACAACCCGCAGACCGGAGAAAATGAAATCTTCCCGGCCCCGGCCTATGCCTGCGGCCTTCGTGCGCTGATTGACAACAACCAGGGCTGGCATAAATCGCTTTCCAACGTGGCGGTCAAGAACGTGCTGGGTATTTCGCAGGATGTTTTCTGGTCGCTTCAGGCCGAAGACAGCGACGCGAACGAACTGAACAACAAGGAGATCACGACGCTCATCAAGCGTAACGGTTTCCGGTTCTGGGGCAACCGCGTTACCGACACCAAAGATTATATCTTTGAGGTTTATACCCGAACGGCACAGATTCTGGCTGACAGTATCGCTGAGGCGCAATTTGAATCAGTGGACGAACCGCTAACCCCGGCTAACGTTAAGGACGTGGTCAGCGGTATCAGCGGAAAACTCAATTCGCTGGTGACGCAGGGGCGGCTAATTGGTGCTGAATGCTGGTTTGATATCCTGGATAACCCGACAACCGGTCTCCGTCAGGGTCAGGTACGCATTCGCTATAAATACACACCGGTTCCGCCTATGGAAGATCTGACGCTCTACCAGACCTTCACAGACGAGTATTTCGAATCAGCGTTTTCTTCCCTGGGAGGTGCATAAATGGCGGTTCCTCACAAACTGCGTCTGTTCACCTGCTTTGTGAACGGCAGCAACTGCATCGGCAAAGTAACTTCCGTGACGCTGCCAAAACTGACCCGTAAAACTGAAGATTTTCAGGGCGGCGGGATGATTGGCTCCGCTGCGGTGGATCTCGGTCTGGACAGTGGCGCGCTGGACACCACGATGGTGGTTGGTGGTCTGGTTCAGTCGCTATTGCTGAACTACTGCGGCGATATCGACGAAACCCGTTTCCGCTTCGCCGGTGAATATTACACCGATGGGGAAAGCCTGCTGGTTGAGGTCGAACTGCGCGGACGTATCACCGAAATGGATGGCGGTGAAAGCAAGCAGGGAGAAGATACCTCCGTAAGCTACACGATGAAGAACACCTATTACAGGCTCACCATCGACGACAAGCCGCTGTTTGAGTTTGATCTGCTGAACTTCATCTACAAGAAAGATGGCAAAAACCTCTACCCTGACCGCATCACGTCTGCGCTGGGAATGGGTAACTGATTAACCTGATAAGTGGCGGTACACCCGTGCCGCCCGGAGTATTCAAGAATGAGCAAGAAAACCGATAACGCCATTACGCTGGCAAAACCTGTTGTTCGCGGCGATGAGAAAATCACTCAGGTAACGATCACAGATGAGATCAAACAGGCTGGCTCCCTGCGCGGTCTGAAGCTTGTCAACGTGATGAATATGGATGTGGATTCGGTGGCGGTACTGCTGACCCGCGTCACATCACCACGCCTTAAACAGACCGAAATCAACGAAATGGATACCCGCGATTTTGTCAGCCTGTCTGAAGCGCTCGTCCCTTTTTTGACACCTGCGGGGTCTGGAGCGTCGAGCGAGGCGGAGACGGAGAATCAGTAACACTCCTGCGGTTCGACCTGATCGACGATCTGGTTGCTGATATCGCGGTTGTTTTTAACTGGCCGCCCTCTGAAGTCTTCACGATGGAACTGGGCGAAGTCATAGCCTGGCGTGAGCGGGCGGCTGTCCGAAGTGGAGCCAGTGACAGTGAAAAGCCTTAATATCCGCGTCGCGTTCAGCGCGATCGATAAACTTACCCGCCCGGTCAATGCCGCCCGCCAGAGTGCGGGCGGTTTGTCAGAATCCCTCAAAAAAACGCAATCCAGCATTAAAGATCTGGACAGCCAGTCCCGCACGTTCAACCGTCTGCGCGACAGCGTGCAAAAGACCTCCCGCAAAATTGACGACGCCAGCCGGACGCTTGAAGGGCTGAATCAGGCACAGCGGGAAGGCACACAGCTCACAGACAAGCAAAAAGCACATATGGCAGCGCTGGCCGCAAAGCTTGAGCGTCTTAACTCTGCACGCACGCAGGAAATGGTTAAGCTGCGCGCCGCCTCACAATCGCTGCGCAGCCACGGCGTTTCGCTGGTAGGCAGCGATCGCACCATTCAGAGCGCCATACGCCGAACCGAACAGTACAACCAGACTCTTGAGCGGGAACGGCGACAACTTGCCGCTGTCACGCAGGCACGGGCGCGTTATGACCAGATGCAGCAAACAGCGGGTAAACTTCGCGGCGGTGGCACGATGGCTGTTGCAGGAGCCACTGCTGCCGGTTACGCAGCGGGACGCTTCTTATCCCCGGCTGTTGGGTTTGATCGGGAAATGTCGCGCGTGCAGGCGCTTACCCGCATAGATAAAAGCTCAGCAGACTTTTCGGCACTCCGCGATCAGGCCAAAAAGCTGGGCGCTGAAACACAGTTCACCACGACTGACGCCGCCAGCGGTCAGGCGTTTCTCGCTATGGCCGGCTTCACTCCGCAGGCTATCCAGGCCGCATTGCCCGGCGTACTCAATATGGCGCTGGCCGGTGGTATGGATTTAGGCGAAAGCGCCGATATCAGTTCAAACATCCTGTCTCAGTTCCGTCTCGATCCCAAAGAAATGGATCGCGTCAGCGACGTCTTAACCGGCGCATTCACCCGTACCAACACCGATCTGCAAAATATCGGTGAGGCGATGAAGTACGCCGGGACAGGTCTTTCCAGTCTTGGCGTCAGTGTTGAACAGACAACAGCCATGATCGGCGTGATGGCAAACGTTGGCCTGCGCGGGAGTATCGCCGGTACAGGATTACAGGCCGCGTTTTCACGCCTTGCCGCGCCAACCGGCAGGGCAAAAACCGCCCTCAAGGAACTGGGCGTAGACGTTGCTGACGCCACGGGGAAAATGCGCCCTGCTGAAGAGGTTCTCACTGAACTCTATAAAAAGATCAGCAAGTACGGCGATACCGACAAGCTCTCTTTCTTTAAAGATATTGCCGGTGAAGAGGCATCAAAGTCATTGCAGGCACTGGTTATGTCAGCCGGGAGCGGGGAACTCCAGAAATTACTGGAATCACTGAAAAACGCCAAAGGTGAAGCACAGAAAGCCGCAAAAATAATGGCGGATAACCTTGATGGCGATCTCAAGAATCTGGACAGCGCCTGGGAGGGCTTCCGCATCCAGATTAACGATCTCGTCGATAATCAGCTCCGCGCCCTGACTCAGGGACTGAGTGACGTTGTGGGAAATATGACGCAGTGGGCGAAGGAAAATCCGAAGCTCGCCCAATCTCTGCTGGTTGTCGGTGGTAGTGTTCTGGCACTGACCGCCGCCATTGGCGGCACATCGCTGGCGGTCGGCTTGCTGATGGGGCCGCTGGCTAAACTTCAGCTAGGTTTTACCCTGCTGACGGGGGGCAGAGGCATAACCGGAACGATTGCCGCTCTGCGAACACTCGGCACAGCTTCCGGCCCGGCAATGGCAAGCGTGCGCGGATGGGTACCAGTTCTCGGCTCGTTAGCAGGAAAAATGCGGGGAGTATCCGCTGTCATACCTGGTATGCGTGCCGTACTGACGGGTGTATTTCTTGCACCTGGTGCCGCGTTAGGAGCGCTGACTAAAAACCTCGGAATGCTCGCTCTTCGCCTGACAGGCTTACCGGCCATATGGAGCATGATCACTGCTGCGGTGTCTATGCTGGGTACAGCGCTGTCACTGCTGTTTAGTCCGATTGGCCTGATAGTGGCGGCGTTTGTTGCTGCCGGAGTTCTTATCTGGCGTTACTGGGAGCCTCTTAAAGCATTTTTTGCTGGCATATTCACCGGCATCATGGAAAGACTGGCCCCGTTACGTGACACCTTCTCGCAGTTCAGCCCCATCTTTGACGCGATAGGCGGTGCTGTCAGCCAGGCCTTTAACTGGTTCAAATCTCTGCTTTCCCCGATGGAGTCCAGCAAGGAAACACTGGATAAGTGCGCCAGTGCCGGTGAGGTATTCGGTAACGTTCTTGGTGGTGCGCTCCAGCTTGTTCTGACGCCTGCAAAAATGCTGCTGGATACACTGGCATGGATCCTTGAAAAGCTCGGCGTTCTGCCTGATGAAGCTGAAAAAGCCAGGAAGAAGATCGAGGACGCGCAACGCATGGCCGTTCTTCAGGACAAAGTAGCCCTTCTTCAGGGCGATATCGCTAAAGTTGCACCGAAAAAAGTTGAGGTGAAAAACGTTCCGCCTGGCATACCGCAACCCTCATCACCGCTGACCGGCGATAACGGCACTATGCGCCGGTTGCAGAATATCGACAGCAACACCAAAGCAACAGCCGACAACACGAAGAAGATCGGCCCCGGCGATATCGTGTTTAAAAACCTGCCCCGTGCGCTGGCCGTTCGTGGGGAATGGAAGGAGTCGCAGCTGGCCACCACGGTCAGGAACAACAGGTTAAGTGCACGTCCCGCAGTGGTAGCGGCATCGCTTCCCGTTAAACAGGCTGAACTTCTGCCAGTCAGCCGCCGCGCCAGCAATATCCCGGTTGCCACTGGCGGCTTTACGGGCGAAATCCACGTACATCTGCACGGCGTTGACCGGCAGGACGCGCGCGAAATTGGCCGGATTGTCGCCGATCAAGTAAGTGCTGAACTGGCCCGCCGTGAACGACTCAATCGCGGTAGTTTTAAAGACAGAGATTAAGGGGAGGCAACATTATGATGATGATTTACGGGATGTTCGTTTTTGAACTGAAGACACTGCCTTACCAGCAGTTACGCCACTCGCTGAACTGGCGTCATGTGAAGAATGACCGTATTAACCGATCGGCAAAATGGCAGTACATCGGCGCGGGGGAGACACAGATCAACCTGGACGGAGTGCTTTACCCTGAAATTACAGGCGGTGACGTGTCTCTTACAGTTCTGGCAACGCAGGCATATACCGGGCGTCCGTGGCCTTTAATCAGCGGTGCGGGGCAGATTTACGGGATGTATGTTCTGACCGGGCTACAGGCAACGCATACGGAATTTGACCGGTACGGAAAGGCAAAAAAAATTGAGTTTTCGATCAGCTTTCAGCGCTGTGATGAAGATTTACGCGAGCGCCTGCAAGCGTCTTCTGTTGGCGATTTACTTTCAGGCCTGAAGGATAAAGCCACGTCCGCCTACAACTCTGCCAGTAGTTCGCTGTCGAGCCTGTTCTGACGGCATCCACATAAAACTGAAGCGGGCATTTGCCCGCTTCATCTTCCGTAATACACCGCCATAACTGACAGTGCTACAGCACCGTTAAAAATGACCGTACTCGATGAGTATGCTCAGCATGGTTGAAACTGATAACATAATGTTTCAAGCATCACCCAGGCATATCAGGTGGGGACGGCCATTCAATATCCGGAGCATTGTTGGTATCAATGCGACTGAGTAAAACACGGTATTTTTTCCATGCCTGTAACAGCGCTATTTCCGCTTCAGTAGCTTCAGCAATATCAACGGCGTCCTGAAGCGGTGCAATTGCGACTGACGCAGCCTCCATGAGTTGTTTTTTCTGATTTTCAGCCTGAACGATAAACTCATCTTTTGTGTATACTCTCGGAATGATTTTTCCGCCCCGGTACATCCAGGTTTGAGATTCATCAATGCCTGCTGGCACATCACCTTGTTTAACTTCTGCAACCGCACAGTTGACCGGATTAAGAAGTGTTGCATCCTCCGAAAGCATGATAATCACGCCATTCTCATCAAAAACCACTTTCAGCGTAGTATTGTCAAAGAGATATTGAGCCTCATGCCATAGCTCACCGTTTGAATCACGAAGGAAAATAACATCCATTCCTGTTAATTCTTTTATGGCTTCAGCATTTTTAATCAGGCTACTTTCTACAGGATCAAAAGGTCTAAAAAAGCCAGTCGTCTTCATTATATTACCCCTGCGTTGTACCAGGTGCCGTTAAGGTTATATTGCGCGTAACGATACTTAACAGCCGTGTAGTTCGTTTTCTGCTGAACGCTGACAACGACCGCGCCGTTAGGGGCCTCAGCAAAAATATTGTCATTATTTCCGTTTGTTGCTGTAGCAACCGCGCCCAGCCTCCACCCCTGCAAAAAGCGGACGTTGGACTCTGCTTTCGTGTATGCCTGTCCCGCAGGGGTATAATTGCCCTTTGGCTGGTAGGTGTTTCTCAGATATGCATCAAGCCACTGGTTCCCCCATTTCGAACCATAGATATTTCCATCAGCAGTAAAGCGAGCTTTCCCTCCACCTGCCTGAACTTCGCCACTGGAATAAACAATACTTCCATTGATTCGCCCGTTTACGACTAACTGAACACCGTTTGAGGGATGACGCTCAATGTAGGCCTTCCAGCCTGAATCATCTGCAAATTCCACCCTGTTGCCGCGACTCGCATCACCGCCCCAGTAAATTCGGCCGTTTCGTGGGTTGGCGCCAGTTTTCTCAGACGTGATACCGCTACCGTTTTTAAAGGTGAGAGTGCTGCTCAATGATGCGCCTGCATTCATGTTGAAGAGCATATAACTCGTTATGCCACTGTTCAGGAATCGCATTACCTGCTTGCTGTTGGCATAAACATCCAGAACACCATCTCCGTTCTGTTTGAAGCCGGTATCATTATCACCCAGGGCAATAGAGTTCCCCCCAAGGCCGCTGACTACTCCCAGCCCAAGACCGCCGTTAACGACTGCACCATTACCCAGCGTCACTCTGCCGTTGGTGAGGTCGATATAAAGCGGGCGTAGTCCACTTATACCGCCATTTTCGCCCTGGTCTTTTGCGGTCGGGATAAGATAAAAATTATTTTCTGAGCGACGAAAAATCATACCGTATGTCGCATCGTAGATACGCAGCGCATCAGCAGAGCGGATCTTAAGCGGCCCGGTCATTGTATCGCCGCCTTTGTTTACGGCATTAATATCAGCCGGGGAAGGTTTATTAGCTGCATCATACTGCTTCGTCCAGGCTGACCACGTCCCGCTGTAAAGCGTGCGAATGTACGAGCGGGAACTGTTATAAATCCGGTAAATCTGCGTGATACCGGCATGCTTATAAACTTCCAGCGAACCGGCTATTGCCTCTGGATAGTTTTTGCCCGTCTGAGCCTGCGCGTTCGCTGGCTGGTAATACAAACCAGGGGCGGTGAAATCGTTTAAATCAGCGTTGCTACCAATACCCGTTGAGAGTTTGAAAATATCGGCAGGGATGATATTAAAATCATTTTTAAGCTCATGACCGTTCACCTTTCGCGTCTGTGGGACACGTCCGTTGGCATTATCGTTAGCCGCTTTGACAGCTTTCGGCGTAGCTGCCAGCGACTCACTGTCACTGTTCGTCGCGCTGCTGAGCTGGACGATACCCTTTTGTGCCGTGGTGGCGTCCTGAGCCGTGTATTTTCCTTTCGCAAGGTCATACGCCGCTTTAACCGCTTTCGGCGTTGCTGCGACGCTCTCCGACGCGCTGTCGGTCGCGCTGCTTAACTGCGTGAAACCCTTTGCGGTGAGCGTAGCGTCAGGATGTCGGCGGGACTGCTCATGCTCCGCGAGTTTGTCGTCAACGTAATCCTGCGTTGCCATCACCGTAGAGGTATCAATGGTCAGCTCGACGGACTCGATGTCGCTGACCATGATAACCATCCGCACGGTCTGCGCACGGCCTGAACCCTCCGCCAGTGCTGGCTTGTAGCTTTCGGCCATATTGCCGACCGCGATCAGCGTGCCAGCGTCATCATAAAGCCCCATTTCACGCATCCAGAAACCGCCAGTCTCAGGCGGGATAACCAGCTCCGCCACGACATAATTCTTATTCTTTTTGTCCTGGCTGATTTTGTTCAGCGCGTGACGCCAGACTTCTTTGATCAGCTTTGTCTGATTCGGGTCAGGCGTCGGCAACGTGCCGCCACCGTCGCCCACGGCCATCGCCGTAAAATTCACCTTTTTCCCGTTCGGAATGGTTGCTGCCGCGAGTTTTTCCGCACCGGCTTTGGTGATAACTGTTTTAAATTTCACTGCCATTCTGTTCTCACTTATCCGGGGTAAACCGTGATGATATCGCCGTCATAGGTCAGGGCACCGGTGTAGAGGTAGCCGGGAATGTCCTGAATAATATTAAGCCCGATAAGATGGCGGCTGGCGGGTTTGGCATCGGCAATGAGCCGCTCCATTTCGTAGTACATTTCCTCGGTGATACCAGACTCTAATACACCGATATCAAGGCGAAATGTGCCGGGCGGATCGTTGGTTTCCCACCATTCCGTAACGTTGATAATGTATCCGAGCGGTTCCACAACGCGGCGTAATGCGCCGATGGTGCCTTTGTGTCGGTGAATCAGCCAGGCGTCACGGATAGCTTGCCGCTTGGTCTGCTCCGGCCAGTCCTTGTCCCACCTGTCGACTGAAAGCGCCCATGCCAGATAAGGCAGAAGACTCACCGGGCAGGTATCAGCGTTCCACAAGGTGCGAATCATTACCGGAATATCAGTAATCTTCTCCGTTACCTTCTCCGCGTTTCGCATGAAGTCACTGGATGATGGGGGCAGCAGGCTGTTACTCATCGGTTCCCCCTTTGCTGATAGCGAAGGACGTGCAGCGCGCCGACTGCGTATCATCAATCACAAGATCTCTGGCAGGCTCCTGTAACTCCACCCTCTGGACTCCCTGGACATGCAGCGCCGCCATAATGGCTGAGCGGGCAACGTCACGGCCAATCTTACCCTGCTGATTCAGCCAGGACTGAAGCGAATCCTGAGCAGCGGTAAGGATCGGCTCAGACTCGGGGCCGGGATAGAAATAAAGCTGCGCCCTGATTTGATAATCAATAATTGCAGCACTTTGCACCGTGAGCCTGTCGCCGACTGGTCGTATGTTTTCGTCATTGAGGGCATTTCTGACGCTACTCAGTAATTCTGCCGATGCCGTACCGTCACCTTCTGTGGAAAGCACAGAAACGATCACGACAGCGGGCGACGGGCTGGTTGCTCTCGCGTCCGCCACTTTTCCGCTGACGCTCTTTGCAAAATATTCATATGCCCCGGTGGGACCGGCCACGCTCAGGCCTTCAAATGCAGACTGAGCACGCAGGCGCAGCGCAGTATCACTTTCCGTTTCCGCGTCAGCAGTTGTCGTTTCCGGGGTGATGATCAGACGCTCGGTATTCAGGTTGGCCGCAAGGTTATCAAGATCGGTTGAGACGGCATGGCTCAGCATACATGCCGCGGCGCCCTCATTGATGCGCTGGCGAAGCGTCATTTCACGGTAGGCAATCACCTGAGCGATCACGTTCAGCGGTTCGGATTCCAGCTCCAGCGCGGCGGCAACAGATGCCTGCTGTTCCTGTGAGAAGGCCGCAATCATGACGGCTTTGACCTCGCTGAGTATGACTTCAAAGTCCAGGACTTCGATAATTTGCGGCTGCGGTAGCTGCGATAAATCAACTGTTGCCATTGCTGCCACTCCTGAGCGTCAACGAACTGCCAGCCGTCTGCATGGTTTCGGTGATAATGCCGACCAGTTCAGCGGTGACAGCGCCATCCTTTGAATAACTGATATTGATGCCGTTCAGGGCAATACGCGGCTCCCACATCGTCAGGGCGATTACCGCCGCACTCATGCATTGCAGGCGTGTCACTTCGTTCTGTGGTTCATCCAGCAGATCTGGGATCATGCTGCCGTAATCCCGTCGCATCACCCGACTTGCCAGCGGCGTGGTCAGTATGTCGCGTACTGAATTCCAAAGCTGAACGGTATCGGTAAGCTGGCCCGTGCCGTCCGGATTCATGCCGATATAGCGGACTGTCATTTCGGCCCCCCGGTGTTGCTGCTGCCACCCTGCACACCACCATGCACGTGCGAATGAACCGTTACCCCGTTAGACGAAAGCGATCCGCCAGAATGGGTAACATTACCCTTCATCGTGCCGCCTTCCGACAGTTCGAACGTCCGCGCTTTCAGATGGTCGGTGCATTCTACAATCGGCGTTTCAAGCGTGACGCTGGCAGAGGCTTTGATATGTGCGGTTTTCATGCCCTGGGCCTCCAGCGCGCTGGCTTCTGCGTCATAGCGGAAAGAGGCACCGTCTGGCGCTGTCAGCACAATCTCTTTCAGGCTGCTGCCCGGCGCAGGGTTGTCACTGCTGTAGAGACTGCCGATAATGACCGCCGTTTCAGGGTTGCCACCGATACAGCCCAGCCAGACCTGCTCACCCACGGAAGGCGGCACCCAGATACTGAATGCCCCGGCGCGCGTGGTGTTCCAGCGCAGCCAGTCGGTCTGAAGCTCGCCGCTTTGCACGCGCACGCGCCAGCTCTCTTCATCAACGGCAATAACGACGCCGACGCGGAGGATATTTTCCAGCAGGCGGGTCAGTTCAGCGTTCATCGTGCGGCACTCCCCAGGCTGTTAACCACCTGTTCCGTAATCATCTGCTCATCGCCAGCGGTAAAGCCCAGCAGCTCGCGCACAGGATATTTAGCAAAGGCACCCGGCCCAACCTGATCGCGCTGGCCGTACTGGTGCACACGCGCAATGCGTGCCGCCACGCCGTCATAACCCACGGATGTGCCGCCTGCATCAGCGCGCATTTTGAGAAAGCGATAACTGCGCAACCGCTGAAACATCGGCACTTTCTTCGCGGTGCTGCGGCGCACTGAGCGCGTATTGATCATGATGTAGCGTTCAATATCACTGCGGTAAAACGTGCGGATATCGTTGCGCTCTTCGTCAAAGCCGGTAATGGTGCGGCCGTATTTTCCCCGGCCACCGTGCCAGTTTTTGAGGCGACGGATCTCACCCTGCCAGACAAACACAATGCCCTGCTGAGAACGCAGCACCCGGCGACGGCGGGCAGGATATGGCGAACCTTCCGGGTTCTGCTGTGCTTTGATGCGCTGTTGCTGGCTCTTTCGCAGTGCCTGGCCAACCGCGCGGGCGGTGCGAACACGTCCGGCCTGCGAAGTGCCCGCCAGTATGTCGCTGAATACTTGATCCAGCTCACGGAAGAGATCGTTACTCATGCGCGCCAGCCTCCCACGTCACGTCCTCAAAGATGGCACTCCAGTCGCCGTCCGCTGGCGGAATTCGCGGTTTAGGTTCCGGTAAATGCTCCGCCCTGGGAATACCGTTTTCATCCAGAGTAACCTTCACGCGCTCGCGCAGCGGCATTTCAAACAGAATGTCGGCGGTATCGTCGTTATTGATAAGGGTCGTAAATTTAATGTCCCGGTTCTTCTCCGGGTTCAGCAGAAGATCGGGCTGGTTGTGCCAGAGCCATGCCATTAACGGCAACGTGAAATCATCAATATCACCGGCAAAATTCATCACAAACAGCACCAGGGTATAGCGGTACATAAACGACGGCGTTTCGCCGGTCGTCTCAATGTTCCCTTCTTCCACAAAAACGGTGAAGGCTTCAGGATTAGCCCTGCACCATTTGTTAGCGCTGGTCAGGGTCTCGCGTAGTGAGTCAGCTTTCAGCATGGTGATACCTTCTTAACGCCCGAAACGTTCAATCACACCCGCAATGATCAGCAGGTAAATAAGCGTCCAGTACGGGTGAGCGCTCAGGTAGTCGAATAAGGTCATTGTGTGGCCCTCGCGTGGTCAGTCAGTCTTTTCAGGCGGCGCAGATCGAGATCGGCTATCGCAGCCTTATCGGCGTTGCAGGTATCCAGCGCATCGCGCAGACGATCACTCCAGATAGCTATCGCGCCCCACGTTACCGGGGCGACCAGTTCCGGCGCTGGCGTTGCTGCCGTCAGACTTTCCGGCACCGGTTCGTGCACGATTTTCATTTGTGGCTGCGGCGGTACGGTGTTGCAGGCTGTTACTGACAGAAGCAGGCACAACAGTACTGGCACACGTATCGTCTTTGATGGCATCGCGCATGTTTTCACGTCGCTTTTCTCCCTGGGCGTTTCTTTGCTGTTCGGTTGCCCGCAACTGTGCAAGGACTTCGCGGGCATCAGCAGTCAGCGCCCGCAGCTCTCCAAGTACCTCACCATTACTTTTCACCTCGCGGGAAAGCGCTTCATTGCGAACGGAGTCTTTACCGCGTTGATGTGTCTGCCAGAGCAGGCCACCAGATGCCAGCGCCAGCAGCGCACATAAAATGGCTGTAATCTTCACTTTTCAGCCTCCACGTCACGCAGGCACCATGCCTTAAAATCCGTTCTCCGGTTAACCAGCCCCTGGCTACGTTTGCCGCCGCTGTTTACAAAATCCGTCAGACGGTTACACATCGCCTGCCACTCATGTGCCTGCGCCTTCTTCCAGATGGTCGTGCGCTGTTTTCGCTTCTGACTGTCCGTGAACCACATCAGGCCAGTACACCCCACATTAAGACCGGCATCCGTCATGGCCTCAAAGGCGGACTGTGGCATATACCCGCCTTCAAAATTCTGGTTGATACAGTTTTCAGCGTGCCGCATATCGTTAATCCAGCGACCGGCGATCTCGCTGTCGCTGTACTCCCGCTTTTCAACGCGGCCCGTCGAACCAATCCCGACCGTCAGCACGCCAGCCGTACAGTAGTAGGGCGTGTTCCGGCAGTCTTCCCAGCCAGCAATCTTTTGCTGGCCTTCCGGCGTAGTGCGCAACGCGCCCGGACTCAGCGTGATACCCAGCGCAACAATGGCCGCAATGGAGCATTTTTTAATAAGCTGTTTCATCTTCCGGCTCATTCTGTTGCAAAAGGTCAAGCGCCCGGCGCTCTGACTCACTCATTTGCCTGTGTTCTGCCTGTTCCAGAATCTGGTTAATCAGTTCGTTGCGACGCTTCTGCCCCCGTTCGATGCGGGCGCGATAGAGCCATCCACGGGCACCAAAAACCATCCCGACGAGAAGACCAGCCAGCGCAATCTTTTCGCTTAGTGTCATGACGCCGATACTCGTGACCATCGCTGACATCGTGAATGTCAGCCAGTCATTCAGGCGCTGAAAAAAACTTAATCCCATAGCTGCACCATCTCCTGTGTCGCTTTACGCGCGATTTCCGGCAGTTCAATCTCCTGACCGGCATCAAGAAAAACCTGCTGGCTCAGTCCGGGATTGGCAGACAACACTTTTTCGGTCACGCCCTGCGTGGTGCCGTAGTGACGCCAGCAAAGCAAATCCACCGTATCCCCCTGCAATGCCTTCACTTTCATCAGCAAAGCTCCGCATAGAGGCGCGGGGTATCGCGAATGTCAGCGATACTCCAGCGGGCATCCCGCCAGAGATCATCCCGTTGCAGGTCAAGCGCGGCGGCGTCTTTATCGCCTTTCGCCGTGGTATCAACGTCGCGATAGCCTTCAAGTACCAGCGCCCTGGCAATCGAATAGACTGCGCGGCGGAAGCGGTACACCTTCACGTTTTCACCATTGATAACCAGCTTTTCCATCTCACCTGATGGCAGGGCTGAAGGCACATCTTCCAGCGTCTGAAAACCTGCTTTGACCTGACCGGCACGCCAGTCAAGCAACTGCGCAGTGACATGGGCTACAGCTTCCGTGGTGACGTGCATCAGCCTGGACGTGGTGATGCCGCCAGTGATGCGCGCGGCTAGACGAAGATCGGCCAGCTTAATCACCGGCCAGAAGTCCCCGGCGCTGACGGTGGTATCACCATCATCAACATCGCGCGTATCGCTGTTGGCAGGCAACACGCGCTTATTTGCCACAAGGCTGCTCATGCACTTATCTCCCATAAATCAGGCGGTGGGCGGGTGGTTAAAAGACCTTAAACGGGCAGATATCCACCCGCGCCGCCTGTCGGACGGGGCCGAAGTCGTTAATTCTTTTTCTGGCTGGCAGGTTTGCGCTTGGTCGCTTTGCCTGTCGCCGTCTTAGTCGTGGTTTTGCGCGTCGGCGCTTTACCTGCTGAGCTGGCGGTAGTGCTCTTTTCCGGAACAGGCTCTGCAGCACCGTCAGTTTTGTCGGTGCTGGCCGCGTCGCCTTCACCCGTTCCGCCATCCGCAGACAGCTTCTTAACTTCACGGGCAAGCGTGGCGATCTCTTTTTTTACCCCGGCGTTGGGGTTGCGCGTCAGCGCCTCACGGAACAGCGCCAGCGCTTCAGCTTTGGTCGTGATATCAGTCGCACCACGGCGGGCAAGAGCGCGGGCTTTGCACAATTTGGCGCGTACCACATCCGGCATATCACTGTCGGCGACAATGTCCGCCACTTCATCAAGCACTGCGGTACTGGCCGATAAATCAGCGTCAGCATCAGCTGCGGCAAGCGTCAGCACCGGTTTGCTCATTTCTTCGGTCAGGAAGGTAGCTGCCGTACGGTTGAAGTTATCCGGCAGCGTCAATCCGTGGCGCACCACATAGCGCCCCAGCCTCAACGCAAGCGCATAGTCACGGCAGTCAATCGCCCAGACCATCAGCCTGGTAATGACTTCATCCTGCCGCCCGTTGTCGCCGTCGAGCGTGCCTTCAATCCACCCGTCATATTCAGGCAGCATGGATTTTTTCATTTCGGCTTTGGTTTCTTCGGACTGCACGCCGCTGAGGCGGGACAAGTCCATACGCAGCCGATGCAGAATTTGCTCATGCGCGGTACGCTGGATATCGGATTCTTCATCCGCCTGGCCCCGGCGTTCTGCCATGACCCTCTGAAAATGTCGTTGTGCCGGTGTTAACATCGTCACTTCTCCCCGTCATGGCGGGGCAATGCCCCGCCGCTTCTGTCACTCGCCTGCCGCTTCGGCCTGGGCGAACTGAATGCCGTCAATGAACGCAACATTGCCGTAGTCTTCAATGACGAAGTCATCGTTTGAAGACTGATACGTTGCGACACGGTTGTATTCCGGCTCTTCTTTGATCGTCCGGCGCAGACCGCCGCGCTGGTAGTACACCGACAGGTTTTTGAACGGCGTGATCAGCACGCCATTCACCGGGAAGTAAGGCGCGATAAAGGTCGGCATATTGCCTACGCGCTCCTGCGCGACAATCAGCTGACCGGCCAGCATTTCGGTATTCGGGTTGGTCTGGCTTAACGCGTTGATGGCCGAGAAATTGCTGCTCGTCAGCAGGTCGCCCGCAAGAATCACCACGTTATCCGGGTTACGTTTGTGCCACTCATCCATCAGGCTGTTTTTTGCGTCGTACACAGCAGCGCCAAGGTTGCCGTAGGTGCCTTTTGCGACAATCTTGTTATCTTCATCGCGCGAGGTGATCGTCACATTGGAAATGACGCGGTGCGGCGCTTCCTGGCGGATTTTTTCCAGCCAGCCAATGCCACAGTCCTGCAACAGCGGGTTAGCGGCACGGTCAGACGGGTCGCTGTACTTCACGCCGTTAAAGCCAATCATGATGCGGTCAAGCGACATCTGGCGGGCCATCGCCTTACTGATCAGCGGCTGGAACTCCGGCATGTGCGCCCACGCATCAAGCTGTTCATAACTGATGCCGTAGTCATAGTTGACCTTGCGGCACATGTAATCGAACGGCTCCATTGAATGGTTTGAGCCAGGGTTGCGACGACTGGTAACACTATTGTTTACGCCAGCCATCGGGCCTTTGCTGCCGATCAGGACTTTCTGACCGATCTGCTGATTGACGCCAAACACGTTAATTTTGCTCAGGAAAGAATCATCCTGCTGTGCGGCCTGCTCAAGGCGCTGCTGACGCGTCGGATCTACGGCAAATTTTGCAGCAACGGCGGCGGTTGATACGCCGTTGAGCTGTGCCTGCCGGGCGATGTACTGATCAAATAACTGGCGGGTATTGTTATCCATGCTCTCTGCTCTCTTTGTGAATATCAGTAATCAGCCAGTTGCGCGTTAGCGCCACCGCTCGCGGGTGCCCGCTGGCTGAAATTGGCGTCTGTGCTGCCCAGTTTGCTGGTCAGCGCGGCAAGATCGGTGGTCAGCTTCTGGATGGCCTGGCGGTCCTGCTCGCGGGCGCGGCTCAGGTCGTTGAAGTTGTCCAGCAGTTCGGCATGAGACTGAGCGACATTCTCAACGGCGTCACGCACCTGGCTGAACTGCTCACCGTCAGACTTACGGCCTTTGCCGATAATCCCCATGACGCGACTGAACCACTGTTTACCTTCGTCGCTGTGCTGCTCAGCCAGTTCGATAATTTCAGCCTCTATGGCATCGGTGAACATCGGGGCTTCGCCCTGCTGGTTGTTGAAGGACATAACCTGCTGACGTTGCTGCGCGGCAAACTTCAGGCGTTCGGTGCCGAGGCTCGCCGGGGTATCGGTCATCGCCAGCCCCATGACATAAGCCTTGCCGTTAAGTGCAAACTGCGGGTGCAGCTCAATGCTGGAGTAAATTTTCTTACCTTCATCCGTCAGCTTCTTCATGCGTTCAGAAGGTTCAATCTCAGCGTAAAGCGCGGTGCGTCCGGCGAGCGGGCCTTCGCTGATATCTTCAGCACTCAGCGCCGTAACATCCCCCATCGCACCGAAATCACTGCCGGGGAAAGGCGAAAGATAGTGCTCCACGTTGACGCGTGCGCCGTACACGTCCGGGCTGTAGTTTGCTGCTGCATCACGAAGGTGCTCAGGGCGAATTTCACGCCCGTCAACGGTGGCACCGGAGACAGCAACGCGGAATTTCTTACGGGCTGGTTTAGCTGCGCTGGCCATGTCGATAATCCTGTTGAGTGGTTTCTGTACGGCCATGATGGCAGAGCGTAACTTGCTTTCTCAACGAGGTTTTGTTGTCGGAGGAAGGCCAGACCATAAAGGGGGCGATAGCGGGATCGCGCGCGGGGTAATCTTCACTCCATAAACGGTGGAGGGCAGATGATACAGGACGCTTTTGTACGTCAGAGGGCAAAACAACTTTACTGGCAGGGCTACCCGCCAGCGGAGATCGCGCGCCTGATGGGGATTAATCAGAACACAATTTACGCCTGGAAGAAACGCGATGAATGGGATGAAACGCCGCCCGTTCAGCGCGTCAGCCAGTCTATGGATGCCCGCCTCATCCAGCTTACGGACAAGAAAGACAAGACCGGGGGAGACTTCAAGGAGATTGATCTGCTGACCCGGCAACTGAAAAAACTGTCTGACGGACAACCGGCAGGGGCTGGCACGGGCAAAAAGCCGCGCAGGCGCAAGCTGAAAAATCACTTCACCGAAGAACAGATCGTCGCGCTACGGGAGAAAATTCTTGATTCGCTTTCGTGGCATCAACGCGGCTGGTATGAGCAACGACACCACCGAAACCGCATGATACTGAAGTCCCGCCAGATTGGCGCAACCTGGTACTTCGCACGCGAGGCGCTGCTTGATGCGCTGCGCGATGATGTGAAATACCCGTACCAGCGCAACCAGATATTTCTGTCTGCATCCCGCCGTCAGGCTCACCAGTTCAGGGGATTCATTCAGAAAATGGCGGAAGAGGTAGACGTTGAGCTTAAGGGCGGTGACAAAATCGTACTGAGTAACGGCGCAGAGCTGCATTTCCTCGGCACATCCGCTGCAACAGCGCAGTCATATACTGGCAACCTGAAGTTTGACGAATTCTTCTGGGTCAGCAACTTCACCAACCTGCGAAAGGTTGCAGGTGCGATGGCAACGCTGAAGGGGCTGACGCGCACCTACTTTTCCACGCCGTCAGGCGAGACCCATGAGGCTTACCCGTTCTGGACGGGCGATCGCTGGAATGAGAAACGCCCGAAGGCACAGCGCAAAGCGTTTGATGTGGGCTGGAAAACGCTGAACAGCGGGCTGTTATGCCCGGATAAAACCTGGCGTCAGATTGTCACCCTGAAGGATGTTATAGACCACGGCTGGGAGTATACCGACCTTGAAGAGATTCAGGATGAGAACAGCGAGGATGAATTCCGAAACCTTTACATGTGCGAGTTCGTTCGCGACGGCGAGTCAGCCTTCAACCTCAACGCCCTGATTGGTTGCGGCGCAGATGGTTACGACGAATGGCCGGACTGGAAGCCTTTCGCATCCAGGCCGATGGGTAATCGCCCGGTCTGGATCGGCTATGACGCCAACGGCAGCAGCGGCAACGGTGACAGCGGCGCGATTTGTGTTGTGGTGCCGCCACTGGTGCCGGGCGGTAAATTCCGCACGGTGGAAACGGAGCAGGTGCGCGGCCTTGAATTTGAAGAGCAGGCAAAAGTTATCGAAAACTTCACCTTCAAATACAACGTCCAGCATGTCGGTATCGACGTGACGGGCGGTAACGGTGAGGCCGTTTACCAGATAGTGAAGAAGTTTTTCCCGATGGCGATGCCCTACACCATGTCAATGACGTCTAAGCGCGCCTTGGTGCTGAAAATGCTACAGCTGATCCGCGCTGGTCGCTGGGAGTATGACCGCAGCGAGCGCGCCCTGATCAACGCCTTTAACTCTGTTCGTAAGGTAAAGACGCCTGGCGGATTCATCACCTATGACACTGACCGCTCGCGCGGCGTCAGCCACGGTGATTTAGCCTGGGCGAATATGCTCGCCATTATTAACGAACCGCTGGGCCAGGAGAGTGGCAGCGGCGGGTTTGCTATGGAGTTCTGATGAAGAAGCGCACCTACAAAAACACACACACTGCCAGCAGTGGCAGTGCCGGACAGCCTGATATCTCTGACGCGCTCAGAAGCGATCCGGCGCTCAGCGCCTTCACGTTTGACGGGCCATATTCGGTAACAGACGGCTATGATCTGCTGGACAGCATGTGTTGCGTCGATAACGGCCGGTACTACGAGACGCCAATAGACTGGAAGGGGTTAACCCGCGCTTTCGCACAATCCCCGCTGCATCAGTCGGCGCTTTACTTCAAACGCAATGTGCTGACCGGGTGCTATATCCCTCATCCGTTACTCTCACGTCAGGCCTTCTCTGCATTTGCGCTGGACTGGTTTGTATTCGGCAATGCCTATCTTGAGCGTCGGTCTAATCGTCTGGGAGAACCGCTCAAACTTAAGCATGTTCCGGCGCTGAACACGCGGCGGGGAAGCGATCTTGATACCTACTGGTTTATCCGGCAGTGGAAAGATGAATACGAGTTCAGGGCGGGCGAGGTCTGCCACATCATGAACCCTGATATTCACCAGGAAATCTATGGTATGCCGGAATACATGGGGGCGCTGCTGTCCGCCAGCCTGTCACATTCCGCCGACAGGTTCCGCAAACTCTACTATGACAATGGCTCTCACGCCGGATGCATTCTCTATGTCGGTTCGGAGAAGGTGGATCAGGAAAGTATAAAGGTGGTGCAAAAGACGCTGTCACAGGCCAGAGGGAAAGGCTCCTTCAAAAACGTGCTCATCCACGCGCCGGGCGGCGGCAAAGACGGCGTGCAACTGTTGCCATTCAGCCAGATATCGGCAAAGGATGAGTTCCTTAACATCAAATCAGCAACGCGCAATGATTTGCGCGACGCTCACCGCATTCCGCCGCAACTGATGGGCGCAATGCCGGAAGGCAACGGATCGCTCGGTGACGTTGAGAAGGCCGCGCGCGTCTTTGCCATCAACGAAATGTTGCCCGTGATGGAAGCCATGAAGGGCGTCAATGACTGGCTCGGTCAGGAAGTGATCCGCTTTAATCCCTACGCTCTGCTCAAAGACGAGTAACCCGATCCACCCGCCGCGCATCCTGCGGCGGTTCTCCTTCAGTAATTTTCAATCCCCGCATGACAGGCCACCACCTGAGCACCACTCAGCACGACCTTTAACGCCCCTCACTCAGAGCGCATGAGCGCCATTCTGGCAGGTGCAAACTGCAATCGACCCCGCCCATACCCGGAAGCGAGAAGGCGCGTGAAGAAGGCGGAAAAGGCCGAAGAATGGCATTTAATGGCACCCCCTCCCTGACCCCTGTTGCGTGGGCTGTTCCCCCGTCACCTGCGCGCGACATTTGCTTCGTTTTTTGTGCACATCCCGATCCTGAGCCAGACCGCGCCGCCACAGGGCGGAAAGGGCATAAACAGCATCAAAAAAATTGTGCAAATTTGTGCACTATTGTGCAAACAAAAAGCGCCCTGGGGCGCTTTGATATTTTAGGAGTAGCTTCAGGTTGTGGATTGCTGGCTCAGAGATTCTTTCGGTTCCGGGAGGGGCTCGGAGAACTTATCAAAATCACCGTATGTGTTCTCATCGAAAAGGGATACGGCTTCGATCTGATCGATCGGTATCACATGCCTGAAATGCTGTAAATTTAATGGCTCAGAATCAAACGTGATTTTCCTGGCTAAATAGAGATCGTAGTAGCGATGCTGCTCAATGTAACGCAGGGAGTCCTTGTCTCTGTAACCACTGATGAACGGAATGACCTCAAGATGAGCGCTGCTATGGAATTCAACACGTGGCGCAGCTACATAGCCGATATATACTTTTCGCGACTTAAGCGTCACAAAAATCAGCATCTCGGAATCAATTGCCTGGATCAGTAAATTTTCCAGGGAGTCCTTGGAGGCCATTTCCCGATATGCTTTTTGCCGGGTCTCCTCGCTCTCCATTTCTTCCCGTGCGTCTTTACCTTCGGAGTAAGCAATGGCACAGGCAGCAATTATGGAGATCAGCGCAAAAAGGGGCAGTTCCATCACTTTTTCATTAATCAGCCATGTAAGTATGTCCCACTTTATGGGCTCATCCCTGAAGAGGTTGATCAAAAATGGAATAATGCCCAGCGCCCAGATAAGAACGTAGACACAGAGCATTAAAAGAAAGCCCTGTGCGACAAAACGGCAGCCATGCATGGCAACGTAAAAATATGAAGCCCAGCCATTTGTTCTTGCATGGTGGATTCTTGATTGATAGTGATTCTCGGTGTACCAAAATCCACACACGAGAATCACCGTGATGATCAGTGGAGCCATCAAGCAACGTCCTTGTCAGTGCGGTTATGTAACTGGCGGAGATGCTCCATCTTACGGATAATGTCGGCTTTAACTTCCGGGTTATCGGTATTCAGGGTAGCATTACCGTTTGCATCAACAGTCAGTCTGTATTTTGCTGATTGCTCAAGATTGGTATCAACATGTGATGCCACTACCCCTGAGTATCGACGAAGAACTTTTCCAATAAGTGTCGGCATATCTATCCCTCCTGTGGTTGGTGACTAACTTTTACCACATCTCACCTTCAATATAGACAACAAAAAGCTTATAAAAGTGCACTATTTTGCGTTATTGGCCGTTATGCGGCTTATGATCGCCCCCGTCAACTTCAGTTAACGCCACCATGATCGCCAGTCGTTCAGCTGGCGGAAGGGCTGCATATTTTGCGCGCCAGCGCTCAGCTTTGCGCTTTATACGGTGCCGATCGTTGTAATCTTTTCCGGCAAACGTGTGGGAATACGCGCGCCCTTCGCGGTAGTTCATCCAGATTTTTTCTGTTCGCACGCCGCCGCGTGTCATGGCCTGAAATTCCTTACTGCGCCAGCCCGCTAACGTTTCGTCATAAAGCCGCGACGGATAGCCAGACAGGATCACGCTGACGTTTTCCGGCAGGTTTATGAGGCAGTCTAACAGACGCTCATGATCGGCAACCGTATATTCATGACGGTAGCGGGCGCGACTGGTGCGCGTTTCAAGCAGATAGGGAGGGTCGGAATAAACCAGTACGCGGCCATGTTGAGTAAAGTCTTCTCTTTCCAGAAAACCTACAGCATCACCGTGATACAGATGCAGCCGGGGCGGAGTTTGCCCCATATCTGACCAGCGATCCCGCGTTAATTTAAAAGCGTTTTCATCAACATCAATTCCAATCGTCCTAGCTGCAAGTGGCTTGAAAAACATTACCGCACCACTGCCCAGGTGCGTTTCAATGTAGGTATCATGCGGTGGCATTTCAGCAATAATCTTTTGATAAACCCCACTCGCCGCTTTACTTCCCAGATAGCTCATTCTCTTTCGTCCTCAGCTGGCACCGTCATTTTTAACAACCTGCAGCACTGTTAAAAATGACGGTACTCGATGTATGGCCAACACTGCCGGAGATGACGGTATTTGCCGGAATCAGGTACCACACCGTCAATGCTGACCGTTCCGGCCATCGCGGTATTTCGGTACCACACTGTCAAAGCCGACCATGCTGATCAGCGTCCTACTTCCGCCCCGAAAACGCGGTCTTCATCCGGTTCACGAGGTCGATTGACTTTTTCTTCGCTGCCATCACCTGTGACGGCAGCTTATCCATCCCGGACGCGGCGCGGTTGCACGATACCAACCGCCCGTCCTGCACGGTCATAACAAGATCGCCGCACGCCACTGACGCACCGGCCATCAACGACCTGACCATTCCGGCACTGGCATCAATCCCACGCAGCGCCAGCAACTCACTGATCTGTTGCTCTTTGACGGACAGCCCGACCACCTCTTTTCGTTCCGGTAGCCGTTTTTTACGCTTACTTCGCACATCGTCACTCAGCCGCTGCGCCAGCTCTCGCTTTTCCTGCCGTGAAAGGGCGTCAAAATTCACCGTCACGCCCTCAGTTGGCACAGTCATTTCCGACTGGCCTGTAGCTTCGCTGGCGGCATGTTCAACACCGTCAGCACCTGCCGCTGGATCCCGCGTACAGTTATTGACAGAACTCCAAGGGGCGGCGTTGCCGCCTGAAAAATCAAGGTCAACACCCTTTGTTTCCGGGTTTTTGCGCTTCGGTACGATTTTGTATTGTGCGGTGCGGGTGTAGATGATGGCGTCGCTGCCCGCAAGCGGGCAGTAGATCCCTTCGATTTTTGAGACCGTATCACCATAATCATTGCTGTTTTCGGTGGTGCTGTAGTGCAGGCGGATCTTCAACTGGTCGCGCTCAACAAAGGCTCCGCCCTGAAGCTGAACGTAGTCCTGCCAGCTTGCGCCGTCAGCTGCTGCGCGAACGGGTTCAATCTCCGGGTGCAACACCAGTTCGCGGCTTCCAAGGCGACGAAGCTCGCGCCATGTTGTGACGGGAGCGCCGCCTATCTGCTGGAACTGACGAATGCCCCAGCGTGAAGCCCACGCCCTTACGCGTCTGGCTTCTTCTTTGATGGGGTTGCCGGTTTCCTTGTCCACCTCACCATCCATGCCGTAACCATCAATATTTTTCGAAATATATTTGACGATATAGCCGATTGCGCGGCCACGGCTCTTGTCTTCCCGTTCAGCCTTAAAACGATACTTATCTGCTCCCGGCTCGTTGCCGTCTTCCTTGAGCGCGTGCATACGGAAAACCTCGGTTGCTTCTTCCACGTTTTCAGGGCGGAACCACAGAACGAGGTGCCAGTGTGGTGTTGAATCGTGATGAGGTTCAGCGGTACGAAAGCCGAACGTACGGATGCCCCGGCGCTTCCATGCGGCCCGCGTGCGCGCCCAGACCTTGCAGAGATATTTCTGGGTCGATCTGGGATCCGCATTCCGGTATTTATCATTGCGCTTGCCAGAGGCGATATGCATTGCATGACATTTTGAGGGGGCGGTAAGGGTGTAGAACATCCCGACCAGCCCCATTTCATCGGCGATTTCCTGAAAACCGGCTGCGCGGGTGGTCAGCTCAAGGCGCGCTATCTTTGGGTTGGCTGTACTTGACATCACCTTGTCAAGCAATGACGAGCGCTCACCGGTATCCTGGTCTTCAAGCTCCATCGCGCTGAGATACTCAAAGTTTGCTTTCTTCTGCGCGGTCCACTCTTTCAGGCAGGGTTCTGAGCACTTCGGAGAAGCGTGCTTGCTGACATACCCCGTTGCTATCATCAGATGTTCGCGCCAGCGGTCATGTGCGCGCTTCAGCTTGCCAGACCACCACTTTTCCGACTGGAGGCGAGCCACGGCGCGAAGTGCATCTTCCGCCTCAAGTGATTCATTGCAGTAGGCACTCCATCCCGGAACGGGAATATTCAGGTGTCGGGCCTTGCTCGCAACCGCACCATAGGAGTAAAGGGTTGAAAACTCCGGGTCGTCAGTGTGCGCAAACTGAAAATCAAACTCGCGCATAAACTCGCTTTTCATCAAATTTGCAAGCTTATAAGCCAGTCGTTTCAGGCGTTTTTTGTTGGCCCATGGCAACAGGTGAAAGTCTTCACGAAGTGGCAGCAGGATAGCCGGGAGAGAATCCTGTGGCAGGTACTGCGCGTTGACCGCCTCAATGCGGCGGAGGATGTGGCGCTCAAATGTACCAAACAACCATTTAACCGCTCTGGCTGGATCCTGTTCATTCAGATCCTCCAGTTGCCGGGAGAAACGATAACGGATAAATGCGGGCAATGCCTGGAGGCGGCGTCGAAGATGCATTACCCGGCGTTCGCGTGTGAGACGATCACGCTCTATCGCTCCCTGTCCGGTTGGCGGGCAGAGTTCAATAATGTCATCGGGGGATAACTCCTTACGCTCCCCCTCAGGGTTGAGATAGGTGATACCTCCGGTAACAGCGGTATCTTTTGTCGCTGGTTGTACCGGCTCAGGCGTCAGCCCATTGGCGGCGGCAACATCAAAATCTGGCTTGTTCCACGCATAAGCGCACCAGGTGGCATTGTCAGTGCTACCCGGATACGATGAAGGTGGAGAAGGGGCGCGACGGCCACGGGTTGCCGTGGTCATTGCGCGATCTCCATGTAGGCATTTAAGAAAGTTGCGGCTGCATAGATATTTACGGCGTTTCCGCTGGCGCGTAGTTTTCCCACTCTGGAGGGAACCCCATTAACCAGAGGCTTAAGGCCGGGTTTAACTGGCCTCCACTTTCCATCTCTGCAAAAGAGCCAGTCAGCAGATCCCCAGAATCCGTTAACCGGGCCGGGCCTGCTATCTGCGCTGTCACATCCAGCGTATCCGTTGACAGCTTCCCGTTCCGCATCCTTCCCCCCTGATACCCGCCCTTTCCATCCCTCGCCGCAGGGGTGGGCCAGCCCGCAAGACAAGCAAAGTCCTGTAAGTTCGACTGCCGACCAGCCAGCTTCCTGGCGATCACCTTCTCGGCATCCTGATAAGCGTTCTTCGTATTGCTCGCCGTTGGAGTCGGCCAGCCAGTAAGTACGCTCCCGGATGTGCGGCGCACCGACGCCCGCAGACGGAAACGCCGACGCCCCGAAGGCATAGCCCAAACTTTCCATGTCAGTTTGTACAAGGTCGATCCAGACTTCTGCATCTTTGCTTGAAGACTGTTCGCCAAATATAACGACAGGGCGTTGCTGGCCTGCAAGCCAATGAACGGCGGGCCATAGGTGCCGCTCATCATCAAATTGTTTTCCTTCGCCTGCCTGGCTGAAAGGTTGGCATGGGCAACTTGCGGTCCATACTGGGCGGTCGTCCGGCCATCCTGCGACGCGTAAAGCACGGGGCCAACCTCCGAAACCTGCAAACAGGTGGACTTGAGAGAATCCTTTAAGGTCATTTGGGGTTACATCCTCAACGGAACGAGTATCGACAACACCGGAAGCGATAAGCCCGGCGTCAATGAGGTTACGCAGGTATTGAGCGGCGAAGGGATCTATTTCGTTATAGTAGGCGGCCATCAGAACGGCACCCCATCATCAAACCCGAAAAAAGCCATCTGATGCCAATGCACCCACAAACCTTTCAGGCCCACCTTTTCCGCAGGGCAAAACCAAACGTTTTCAACTTCGCCCATGGTTGTGACCAGCATATTCAGACCCGGAATACCGTCTTCATCGTGGCTGACCAACTGGCACAGAATGGAATCAATAACCATCACGCCACCTCTTTGGATTTGCGAGATATGCGGAGTGCACCGATCACCTCACCGGCCATGTCACGGCTTTTTGCGCTGACAGAACGGCGTACGCGAAAGGAGTGAAGAGCAAAGGCGGAATAGATGTCGCGTGTTTCGGGGGTGTCGCTGTTTGAAATCACCGAACGCACACCATGCTGGTTATGTGCAGCCAACAGCGTGTTGACAAGATCCGTGTGGTCGTCCTGCGTGAAAGGCTTGCCGTAGGCAGTGAAATTGGCAGTGTCGCTAACCGGAAGATAAGGCGGGTCACAGTAGATCACTGCGTCGTTGGCGAGCTGCATAACGTCAGGGATGGTTTGACGAAAATCACCATGGATAAAGATCGCTTTTGTGTCGTTTGCCTTCTCAGCAAAAAGGCGCATTTCCTCTTCAGGGAAGTAAGGCTCGGCATACTTGCCGAAAGGAACATTAAATTCACCTTTCTGATTAACGCGGTATAGCCCGTTATACCCATGGCGGTTCAGGTACAGGAAATAGGAAGCAAGAAGCAGCGCCGCGTCTGGATCTGAGTCCGCTTTTTGAGTCAGTGAATTAAACTCTGCGCGTCGCTTGTAATATTCATCGGCACTGTTTCCGCCTTTGAAAAGCCATTGGCAACCGGCAATCGTATCTTCCAGGCGGCCTGTTAATTGACGGAAAAAGTTGATCAAATTCAGATTGCTGTCGCAAAGCACATAGCGGCGGTATTCCGTATTCATAAACACAGTTCCACTACCAACAAACGGCTCAATCAGGCAATCAGCTTTCGGCAAATGCCTGAGCAGCTGCGGCATAACACGCGTCTTGCCGCCAGCCCATTTAAGAGGTGATTTAATCATTCTTAACCTCACAACGATTCGATATGTGGACTGGTCAGCCGCTGCCAGATCTCACAAGCTTGTTCGGCTTGATAGGCGGCATCAGTCAACATGTAGGTTGCTGTCGAACGGCGCGGGTGAGGGGCGTAACCGGTAGCGCCTGCCAGCATGATCAGAGAGGCAAGACAACGCAGTTTGAATGCGACGAACTGATGGCCCAAATCGTGCCTTCTTGCCGCATGGATTAACCACGACGGCACTCGACCAGTGCCCAAAGCCCAGCAATTCAACTCGGTATGCAGGGAAGCATTTTCGCGAATGAAGGAAAAAACCCCTGCTACCGCATTAAGTTCAGTACACGTCGCAGAGACAACTTCTGCTCGTTGATGGGCATCTCCTTTAAGCAGTTCCAGCACTGCTTCTGGATCGATACATTCAACAGAGCGAAGGTCTACAGCCCGATAATATTGCGGACCTAACTTTCCTGTTGATGGCTCGAAGAAAACGCACTCAATAGCAAAGATCGGCGAGTCTGGCGCTTTCCCCAGCGCGCGAATATCTAACATGACGTTGTTCATTGGTTTTTGTCCTCACTGGTGGTTATTTCTCGGTTGCAGATCCACTGCTCGACGGATGAAAAAATCTCTTTAGAGGTGGCGCTTTCCTTTTTCAGTTGGGCCATGCGAATACGCAGCATGCCAAGAAGGTGAGCGCGTTCACCCTTGCGGGCGCTGGCGCTTATTGCCACAAACTCTGGATCGCTTATCTCTCTATCCAGCTTTATTGACTTGACCGACATAACTACCTCCTGAAAAAGGCAAAACGAAGCCCCGGCAAAAAAGTACCGATGTTATTTAATGAGGATTAATTAATGAGTGGTGCGAGGTTTTCTTTTTATCTGTCTGAACAGCCTTTCATGCCAGTAATAAAGAAAATCAATGAACGTCATACGTGCACGCTCATGATTTCCCCTGATTGACTTTTCAAGGCCATAGACAATCAAATCAATTGTCGGGCTGTCTGGTGTTATATAGATACGCGAACCATTTTTAAGCTGGACGGTAAAACCCTTTTCGGCGCTTTCAATTGATTCGCGGATCAACATTTCTCGCTCCCAAGATGTTTTCTCTTCAGTAAACATGCAAGCCGCTCCCAACGATTTTACAAGAGTTTCTTTAACGCTCTGACCAGAGTTGCTAACAGCCCTTTATTTATCTTACTCGTATAAACAAAAGGCTTATTCATGCCCTTAATAAAACGTACCTTATTCGGCTCCGGCTTAAAGAAGCGGCCGTCCGGGCATTCAATCCAGCCGCGTGTATTGCGGTAGTGCGTGACCTGACAACCGTGCTTTAACAGGCTGGCAAGTGATGGGGCGTTATCGTTCATATCGTGTACCTGCTACAGTTGCCTACGGGCTTTAAGTTCAACTTCTTCACGGCGGGCTTTATATTCAGCAAGCGCCTTATTTCTTTTCTGCTTAGCGTTTTCTATTCGCTGTCTGATCAGGAATTGAGTTAGATACAAAACAAGCACAGCAAAAATAGAAAGGCCGATAATTATTTCAACCTTCATGATTCCTTCCGTTATTCAGTCGTTCAATTGTTCGCATTGCTTCAGATAAGGCAAAGTCACGGCCAAAATAATTATCAACATTGCCGTTATCATCGCGCTTATTAATCAGATATGAATTACTTCTGTTAAAAGCATTACGCGGTGATTTGCGGATAGTGAAACCGTTAAAGACATAAACGTTTTTGCTTACCTGAACCAAACCCGGAATGCTTCCAGCATGTGACCCATGTTGTGAATAGCGCTTTTTCATTTCTGCTTTTCCCTATGCCCGGCCATGAGATAGCGCATTGCGGCTATTTCGCTTCAACACATTGTGTTTGTTTCCGGTGGTGCGTCGATAAGTGGCTTTGTCGTGCATCAGTCTGTCAATGTAATGCCTTTCTTCTGGGGTGATCAGAGCGCGGCAATGTGCAACGGCATCCCAATACTCTTGCAGCATGATGAAACGTTTGGGGCGCTTTGAACCTGGCATACCTTCGCGATGAACGGGAAGTTGCGCGCGATCCATCAGGTTACGAACTGATTTGAGTGTGCGGCCGGTCAGATAAGCGAACTCAGCCGGTGTGACGAAAATCTGTTTTTGCAGTTCTTCGGTGTTCATATCCCGGATGCCTTCAGCCTGCGCAGTGGTCATTTTGCAAGTGCGGGCAATGCGGGCGTTGTCCAGCGGGAATTGGCGTAAATGTTGAGATCCCGCTTTTAATTCGATTTCTCGTGATTGTGTCATTTGTTAGACTCCCTAATTAGCCATTACTGAGGCTTGTTTAGTCCAGTTTTGGTAAGGTCAACACAATCGCTAGATGAGTAAATTGTGTTGAGTTTGGTTAATTATGTTGAGTACTCTAAATTATGTCAATGACTCAAGGTGAGAAGTTAGCGCTCATTCGTGATTCGGAAAGGCTAACAAAAAGACAACTAACTGATTTAGTTGAAATAAATTATGGTACTTATCACGGGTATGAGAGTGATAAATCAAAAATGACTTTAGAGTCGGCAGTGAAAATCTTTGGGCACCCCCGATTTAACAAGTATCAAGACTGGTTTATGTATGACCGGATCGACCCAAGCCGGGGCCAGATCGCGCCGGCTCTCGCACACTATGGGCAAGAAACAACACAATCAGACCCCTCCGGGAAACAGATTGGCTAACTTTATATAAACATTACATTTTCACTATTTGTTACCAAGATAGTGAACTGACGATCGGAGGGTCTTCTTATGTCCGTTAAGAAACTCGAAGATGGTCGCTATGAAGTGGATGTAAGGCCGCGCGGGCGTGATGGAAAACGCATTCGGCGGAAGTTTGACAGAAAGGCAGAAGCGCACGCATTTGAGCGCAGTATCATCGCCAAATTTCAGAATCATGATTATCTGAATAAACCGGCAGATAAACGAAAGCTGAGCGAATTTATTGCGCTTTGGTGGCAGTTGATTGGTCGCAACAAAAACTATGCGAACCGCAGACTAAGCGCGGTTAATTGTATCTGCCAGGATATGGGCGACCCTATGCTTTACCAGCTTGATGCACGATGCATTATTGATTACCGGGCATACCGCCTGGGGCAGGGGATCAAGGCTTCAACGATAAATCATGACCTTTTCGCATTGAGTGGGATTTTCAAGTCAATGGCGGAAATCGACGAGTTCCACGGAGAAAACCCCGTGACGTCGGTTGCAGCGTTGAAAGAACCCAAAACCGAAATGTCATACCTGACCCAGACCGAAGTTGAACGGCTCTTGTCGTTATGTTCTGGTGATTATTACCGCATTGCGATTTTACTGCTGGCTACCGGTGCGAGGTGGGGGGAGGCATACAATCTGAAAGCGGAAAATATTGTCGGTAACAGGATTATGTTTACCCTGACAAAGAACGGTGAAAGGCGCGTTGTTCCGATATCGGATGATATCGCCAGGATAATCAAAGACAGGGAGTCAGGGCGGCTTTTCCGGGTAAGTTATAAAACGTTCCGCTTGAGGATGAAAGAAGCAAAACCTAATTTGCCAGATGGACAGGCGGCTCATGCTTTGCGGCACACGTTCGCGACGCACTTCATGATGAAGGGGGGCAACATCATTGCCTTACAGCGGATCTTAGGTCATGCGGATATTTCTCAAACGATGGTTTATGCGCACTTCGCACCAGATTATTTACTGGACGCTGTGAGCTATAATCCTCTCAGCGGAATGTCCACATTGTGTCCACACTCTGGAGGCAAAGCGGGGGATTTGAGGGTTAGTTAA